AGTATTTCGAGGTCTCCGGCCGCTATACCAGATTTGACCTCTACCTAACCGAGACCAATGCCGGTTACTTGGTGTCAGTTCCCAACCACAACAGGTGCGGCCACGTGCCGGCGGATTGCAGTGCCTACGATGTCATGAACTATGTCGGGATTGAAAACCAGGTCGATGCCACCACTTTGGCGGCGGCTATCCGGTATCTGGTGTCCGCAGGATTAGCGTGCAGCCATCCTTCACCATCAATGCTACCAGAGAAAGAGGGTGATAAATAGTCGTTCAGCTCTACAGATGGGACAGCTCGAAATGCCCTAACTCTACTGGGAGGAGGTGATAGGATGTCAATCGGGCAGGCTCTACGGGAAGCCAGGGAGCGACGGGGCTTGACGCAGGAAGCTACCGGCCAGGTTGGATACATCAGCGGGAAAATGGTTTCAGCCATTGAGTGTGGGAGGCGGACAGTCGGGCCGGACGTGCTGGAGCGCTTGGCCACAAAACTGGATTATCCCAGGCTTTACATGGAAGCAGCAGCCGAGGTTACAGGCGGAGTTTACGCCTCGCCTTGGTTAGACGGTGACGGCGTGGATCTGCATCGGGCAAGTGTCTGGGCCAAGACCTGCGAAGAGCTTAACGAGGCTATCAAAGCGGTATCCAGTGCGAACGTAATCAACGCTCCGAGCAAGGCAGACGAAGCCCACCGGCAGGCAGTCCATGACAGTATGATTCAGGCCCTCGATGCCCGGGTTGCCATCGACCACTACCTGGCGGTTATGTGCGAGGAATATGGTTTCAGCATTCTGGCGGTTTATCAGGAACATCGCCAAAAATTAGAAAGCCGAGGCTATATATCGCCCCGGCCAAAAAGAAAGAGCGCTTTGTAAGCGCCCATCTGAAATTACCCTACTCCTATTGTATCATGCCTAGCCGGCTGATACAAGAGGGGAAATGAAAGGAGGCCCGCAGCATGGCTAGACAACCCAAAGACCTTGAATATCACGCAGAATACGAGCCTGACATGGCCAGGATGGTCAAGGCCCTGCGGGCCCTCCTGGACTACAATCCAGGAAAGGAGAATGACCATGGAACAGGCTCAAGCAACATCAGTCAGGTGCATGAGGTGCAACCGAGTTTTAAGCAATCCCCACTCCATAGCCAGGTCCCTCGGGCCGGTGTGCTATAAGAAATCCGGCGGCGGGGTATTCGACGCCGATTTGCAGGCGGACGACAAAGAGTGGGCCCGCCGGGAGGAGTTACTAAAGGCCGGCGGAGAGATTGACCTGGGTGTCAACTGGGATTATCCCGATCCCGGAAACATGATCAGAGGATACAGCATGCGTGTTAGCGTGCGTTTCAAAGACGGGGCCTTTGAGGCCTACGGGTGCATCTATAAGCCCGGCAAAGAGCATGAGGAAGTGGTCTTTGCCCGAGGCCAGGACTTGAAAGTTATTTACCGAGAGGCTATTGCCGCCGGACCGACTGCGACGGCCCAAGCATACCAGGTCAGGAAGCAGGCCATTAGAGAAGCCAGGCGAGCAGCCCGTCGAGTGAGATAGGAGGTGCCGGGATGAAAAAGACAATCGCAGCTTTTGCGGGCAGCAAAAGAAATTTCAGCCGGTATCTCGCTGACATGCGAGCGTGGCTCAAAAAGCACCCAGAGATGGATAAGTTCCTCTGGGTCAATACTTCAGGTTTCGATGTTATCGCGGCAGGTTATGCAATTTACCACCTGGCCGCAAAGAACAACGATATCAAGGAGGCGGTATAAATGTCCACGAACACAGCTCCAAATGCTCCAAATGAGACCGCCATTGCGGTTTTGAATGAGTATCCTCCCAGCAAGTTCAACTTGCTGATACCGGTTAAGACCATGCAGGAGATCAGCCCCCTGCATAAGGTCGTAATTAACCAGGTCCAAATTAACCCGGACCCGAAACACGGCAAAGACGTATATGCCGAGAAAAACGGCGAGCTTGCCCTCACCAAGAAGGGATTGGCAAAACTGATGGCCGCTGCCAACATTCAGGTGGTAGACAGTAGGCCGGTAACGCCTCAAAAGTGCCAGCGTTGCGCCGAGGTAGCCAGACAGACCAGGATGGCGCCACGGTGTGGAGACTGCCCGAATTCAGATGACGTGGCCTACCAGGTAACTATCGCCGTCCCGGAACCTTCCGGAACTTGGCGCCTGGTCCGAGCAACAAAGGAAATTCGCGTGGCCGAAGAGCGCAAGCGCATGACCGAGAAGCAGTTCGAGCAGTTCTTTCCGTTCAGGACGGAGCATTGTGAAACCAAGGCCTTAAACAGGGCACTGCGGGAAGCTCTGATGCTCAGTCCAACCTACACAGCGGCAGAACTCCAAAAGCCTTTTGCTGTGGCCTATGTTGTTCCAAACATGGCCGACCCTGATATGAAGAAGGCCATAGCTGCCAGATATGCCGGTTCGGTAATTGACCTGTTCGGAGCAGAAACACGCCGCGGGCATGGGGACCAGCTTCAGCAGCGGTATCTTACCGGCGAGATTGAACAGCCACCCATGGTGGAAATCGGCCCAGACGAGCCTGATGAGGCGGATTATCCGCCAATGGATGAAGAGCTTCCACCATGGGAACAAGACGAACCGGCGGCTGAAACGCCGCAGGATGCCATCGCCTGCGAGGGGTGCGGCCAGGTGATTGTGGCTACTGGGAGTTGGTCTCCGGAAGCCATTCGAGACTATAGTCAGCGGACATGGGGCAAAGTTTTATGCCCTGAATGCCAGAAGGCTGCCCGCAAGAAAGGAAAGGCGGGTGGCAAACGATGAGCGTTCGCGTTCTGCACTTTGCGGACCTTCATGTCGGTGAGTACCCCGGCCCGTCAGTGGCCGGGGTGAACTCCCGCCTCAAAGACATTGAGAACATGCTGTACCATATCGCTAACGAGGCCCAGGTCGGAATGTATGACCTAGTGGTGTTTGCTGGCGATGCCTTCAAAACCCGTAGGCCGTCATACCGTGAAATTCTCACCGTAGCCAACGGCTTGGCCCACGTTGCACCGAGGGTGCCAGTCGTGGCTATATCCGGCAACCACGACACCCCAAACGACGGCCGCGAGGGCGCATGGGATATTATCGCAGCCATGAATATTCCTGGGCTGACGGTGCGAACCAGGCCGGCAGCGGATGTCATTCACACCAAATCCGGCCCGGTGCAGGTGTTCTCACTTCCTCACTTCACCAAGTCAACCCTTTTGCAAAAAGAAGAATATCGCGACCTCACGCTGGAGCAGATTAACAAGCTCCTGGGCGAGAAGGCTATGGACATCGTGCGCCACTTCGCGGGCCAGCGCGACCCAAGAATGCCATCCATATTGATGGCCCACCTGTCGGTTACCGGCGCCGAGCTCTCAAACGGCCAAAACATATTCATGGGCGCAGAACCGGTCTTGCCAGTGGCTGAACTGGAGGCGCTGGGGTTCGATTACGTGGCCCTTGGGCACATCCACAAGTTTCAGCAGCTGTCGCCGCGTGTGGCCTACAGTGGCAATCCGGAACGGCTGGACTTCGGGGAAGCCAACGAGGACAAAGGATACCTATCGGTCGAGCTGGAGCCTAGCCAGGTGCCGGTGGTCGAGTTTCACAAGACGCCAGCGCGGAAGTTTGTAACTGTGGAAGTTGACCTGGAAACGCCGGAGAATCTGGAGCGGTTTTACGACAACCTTTCCGGCACATATCCTGACGGGTCTTTCCTCCTGCTGCCGGACATCACCGGCGCAATGGTGCGGGTCAAATATCGAGCACCAGAGGACGTGGCAAAAATGGTCAATCATCAGGAGATCATCCGGCGCTTGCATACAGCCGGGGCCTATTACGTAGCGGGCATCCAAGCCGAGGTGGAGCGGTCTACGCGAGCCAGAGACGAGGAAGTAACCGAGGCCATGGGCGTCCGAGATGCCCTGCTCAAGTATCTGGATAAAAACAATATCCCTGATGATGGTCTTTCCGACCTTGCTCAGGAGCTTTTGCAGGAGGTGGCGATGTAATGGAACCGACCAAGATAAGTCTTACCAATTTCGGGGCATACAGCCACGCAGATGTAAACTTGTCCAGCATCCACCTGGCGGTGGTCAGCGGTCCCAACGGCGCCGGGAAGTCAACCCTTTTCACGGACTCACTGCTCTATGCCTTCTTTGGGGCAAGTAGGACAGGCAACCTGGACGACCTGGTCCGCAAAGGCGAACAGGACATGGCGGTCGAGATTCAGTTCATCCTGAACGGGCAGGAATACCGAGTCATGCGGTCCAGGAGCACCAAGGGCCGGGGTAAATCCGGCCTGGAGTTGCAGGTCCGCAACGGGGACGAATGGCAGTCGCTGTCCGGCTCCAATATCAGGGACACGGAGAAGCGCATCCAGGACCTGCTTAAGGTTACCCGGGAGACGTTCACCAGCTCGTGTCTTATACTCCAGGGGCCCAGCAATGAGTTCACGGTCAAACGTCCAGAGGAAAGGAAAAAGGTACTGGGGGAAATCCTGGGGCTGGATGTTTATGACCGCCTGCAGGCGGCGGCCAAAGAAAAGGCCAAGGCCCTAGACGGCGAGATTAAGGCCCTGAAAGACCGTC